GACACCGAAGAAACCGCGCAAAGCGCCAGTGCGACGAAAGCCAGAAGAGCGAGCTGCTCTCGCAAAAGCAATCATCGATGGAATGGCGATCGAAGGATTAAGCTGCTTCAAATCGTGCGAAGCTGTCGGCGTTCCAATTGGAACATTTATCGGATGGACGGTTGAGAACGCGGAACTAGCCGAAAGCTACACACGCGCGCGCGAGACGCTGATAGAACGCATGGCTGCTGAGACTTTGGCAATCGCTGATATGCCAGTTGGAAGCACTGAGCATGGCACGACTGACTCTGGTGCAGTTCAGAAGCAGCGGCTTCAAGTTGACACGCGCAAGTGGCTTCTCTCAAAGCTTGCTCCCAAGAAATATGGCGACAAGGTGACGCTGGCTGGTGATGAAGATAATCCGCTGCGCGTTCAGAAAGTTGTCCGCCAGGTGATCGATGGCGCAGACGCTCACGATTAAAACCCCGCGCTGGTACAAGCCGTTCCTGCAGCCCAGCCGCTACAAGGGCGCACACGGTGGGCGCGGATCAGGCAAGTCCCATGCTTTTGCCGAAGCCGTGATTGAGGCGCACGTGATGGATCCGAAGCGCCGCACGGTCTGCGTGCGCGAGATCCAGAAGTCACTGGCGCAATCCGTCAAGCGCCTCCTCGAACTCAAGATCGAGCAGCTGGGCGTGCAGTCCTATTTCGAGGTGCAGGAAGCCCAGATCAAATCACGGCACGGCGATGGGATGATCATCTTCCAGGGGATGCAGAACCACACCAGCGATTCCATCAAGTCGCTCGAAGGTTACGACTGCGCTTGGGTCGAAGAGGCCCAGAGCCTTTCCCAGCGCAGCCTCGACCTGCTCCGCCCGACGATCCGTAAGCCTGAATCAGAACTGTGGTTCACTTGGAACCCAAATCAATCCACCGATCCGGTGGACGTTCTGCTGCGTGGTGAAAAGCCGCCACCAGATTCCATCGTGCGTGAGGTCAACTACCAAGACAACCCTTGGTTCCCAGATGTGCTGCGCGCCGAAATGGAATACGACCGAGGCCGCGATCCGGACAAATACAAGCACGTCTGGTTGGGTGGATACGTCAGTAACTCCGAAGCCCGTGTGTTCCGTAACTGGCGCATCGAGGAGTTCGAGGCACCAGCAGACGCCACGCACCGCTTTGGTGCCGACTGGGGCTTTGCTTCCGATCCAACCGTCCTGATCCGCAGCCACATCATTGGCCGCACGATCTACGTGGACCATGAAGCCTACCGCGTTGGCTGCGAGATCATGGACACGCCTAGCCTGTTCCTGACCGTGCCAGAGTCCGAAAAATGGCCAATCGTGGCCGACAGCGCACGGCCTGAAACCATCTCGCACATGCAGAAGAATGGCTTCCCCAAGATTATGTCGGCGGTCAAAGGGCCAAAGTCTGTCGAAGAAGGGATCGAATGGCTTAAGTCCCACGACATTGTGGTGCATCCGCGCTGCGTCCACACGATCGATGAATTGACCTGCTACAGTTACAAGACCGATCCCCTGACTGGCGTTGTGTTGCCAGTTCTTGCCGATCGTGATAATCATCTGATAGACGCACTGCGTTATGCGTGCGAGGCAAGTCGTCGTGCAGCGCCCAGAAAGCCTGTCGAGGTCAAGCCTCTGGCAACGATGAATAGGTGGTAGATGGCTCGACTGACCAGAGAACAACGGCTTGCAGGCGTGCATACGCAGGCAATGCGCGAGTTCGACATTGTACAGTCAGCCATGCGCGATGTGCGCTTGCAGTGCCTCCAAGACCGCCGCTTCTACTCCATCGCTGGTGCCCAGTGGGAAGGTCCGCTTGGAGACCAGTTCGAGAACAAGCCGCGTTTCGAAGTCAACAAAATTCACCTCAGTGTCATTCGCATCATCAACGAGTATCGCAACAACCGCATCTCGGTCGATTTCGTTTCCAAGGACGGCACGAATAACGACAAGCTGGCCGAGACCTGCGATGGTCTCTACCGTGCCGACGAGCGCGACAGCGGTGCCGAGGAAGCATACGACAACGCTTTCGAGGAAGCTGTCGGCGGTGGCTTCGGTGCTTGGCGCGTCCGCAACGTCTATGAGGACGACGAGGACGACGAAAACGAAAAGCAGCGCATCCGCTTCGAGCCGATCTATGACGCGGACTCGTCGGTGTTCTTTGACCTCGATGCCAAGCGCCAGGACAAGGCCGACGCGAAATACTGCTTCGTCCTCTACTCCATGACGCGCAATGCTTACATTGCCGAGTGGGACGATGATCCGGCAACCTGGCCGAAGGAAATCCATCAGTACGAGTTCGACTGGCTGACGCCTGACGTTGTGTTCGTGGCGGAATACTACAAGGTCGAGGAGGTGCGCGAGACGATCCGCATCTTCCAGACCATCGACGGTCAAGAAGAACGCTACAGCCAAGCAGACTTCGACGCGGATGAAACGCTCGAAGAAACGCTGGCCGCTGTCGGCACCATCGAGGTTCGCACCAAGCGCACCAAGCGCCGCAAGGTCCGCAAGTACATCATGAGTGGTGGCGGGGTTCTTGAAGACCTTGGCCATATCGCCGGCAAGAACATCCCGATCGTGCCGGTCTACGGCAAGCGGTGGTTCGTCGATAACGTCGAGCGCTGCATGGGCCATGTGCGCCTCGCCAAAGACCCGCAGCGCCTCAAGAATATGCAGCTGTCCAAGCTGGGTGAGATCAGCGCGCTCTCATCTATCGAGAAGCCAATCCTTGTTCCTGAGCAGGTTGCAGGCCATCAGATCATGTGGGCCGAGGATAACCTTCGGAACTATCCGTATCTGCTCGTTAACCCTATCACTGGCCCCAATGGTGAGCCTTCGGTTAGTGGCCCGGTAGCTTACACCAAGTCCCCGGCTATTCCGCCTGCTATGGCTGCTCTCTTGCAGCTTACCGAGCAGGACATGGCTGAGATTCTGGGCAACAACCAGCAAGCCGACAAGATGGTCAGCAATATCTCAGGTAAGGCTGTGGAGATGATCCAGCAGCGCCTGGATATGCAGACGTTCATCTACATGAGCAACATGGCCAAGGCTATGCGCCGTTGCGGTGAGATCTGGCTGTCTATGGCCAAGGATATTTACGTCGAAGAAGGCCGCAAGATGAAGGCTATCGGCGCGATGGAGGAAGTTCAGTCTGTCGAATTAATGAAGCCAATCATTGATCAGGAAACTGGCGAGCTGACTTATGAGAACGATCTGAGTAAAGCCACGTTTGACGTAGCTGTTGATGTTGGCCCGTCCTTTGCGAGCCGCCGCGATGCCACCGTGCGCGCTCTTACAGGTATGATGCAGGTAACGACTGATCCTACCACGCAGCAGGTTTTGCAGGCGATGGCGATCATGAATATGGATGGCGAGGGCATTGATGATGTCCGCGAGTTCTTCCGCAAGCAAATGGTGCAGATGGGTGTGATCAAGCCCACCGAGGAAGAACAGCAGGCCATGATGGAAGCTATGATGGCTCAAGGCCAGCAGCAAGATCCGCAAGCTATGTATCTGATGGCTGAAGCTGCCAAGGCTCAGGCTTTGGCTGTCAAGGCTCAGGCTGATACCGAATATACGATGGCACGCGTTGAAGAGACACGCGCCAAGACGGCAGAGACAATCTCGAACATCGACATTGACCAGCGCAAGTCGGCTATTGAGACTGCCGAAAAGATTGGGGCTGCATTGCAGCCGCAGACCAATGTGGTTCCACCCACCACGCAATTTGGGTGAGTTGACGGGGTAACGTATGCAAAAGGCAGATACGGAGTTTGATACCGAGATCGACACCCTCGAAGTCGAAACGGATGATGTTGCGGAAGCCAGGGACGAGACCAATGCCGTCCAGGCGGATGAACTGACCGACGATGAAGAGGAAGCAGACGAGGTAGTAATCTCCATTGGTGAGGAATCGCCACCTCAAGAGGAAGAGGCCCGTGCGCCTGAGTGGGTGCGTGAGCTGCGTAAAGCCAACCGGGAAAAAGAACGTAAGATCCGCGAACTCGAAGCCAAGCTGAATGCCACCGCAACTGAGACCAAGCCGGTTGCACTGGGAGCAAAGCCCACGCTCGAAAGCTGTGATTACGATTCCGACGAGTACGAGAAGAAGCTTGCTGATTGGTACGACCGGAAGCGGGAAGCCGATTCAGCCGAAGCCGAAGCTGCAGCCCAGCGAGATGCTGAGGCCCAAGCATGGCAGGATAAGCTGGCGTCCTATGAGAAGGCGAAAGCCTCGCTCAAGGTGCGTGACTATGAAGATGCCGAAGCGTTCGCGCTCGATACCTTCAACGTGACGCAGCAGGGGATCGTCATTCAAGGCTCGGACAACCCCGCGTTGATCATTTACGCGCTCGGCAAAAACACCAAGCGTGCAAAGGAACTCGCCTCGATCACTGACCCCGTGAAGTTTGCCTTCGCGGTAGCGAAACTGGAGACGCAGTTGAAAGTATCGAACCGTAAGGCAGCAGCCTCGCCGGAACGCATGATTGCCAGTGGAGGCACTCGGCTCTCTGGTGCGGTAGACTCAACCCTTGAACGGCTGCGTGCCGATGCTGAAAAGACTGGAGACTATACAAAGGTTCTCCAGTATAAGCGGCAGAAGCGTAACGCCTGAGAGATAATCTTAAATGACTGATGAGGTTCTAAATCGGAAGGAGAAACAGCGGGAGCGCATAAAGAAGTGGCGCACCGAAAATGCTGAACACGTCAAAGCATACATGAAAAAATGGAAAGCTGAAAACGCAGGGCATAATTCGGAATATCAAAAGGCGTATCAGGCCGAATATAATCTTCGGAATGAAGTACAGTTCAAAAACTGGGTGCGCAATTTGAAAAGAAATTATCAACTGACTCCAGATCAGTTTAATGAAATCTGGGCTAATCAGGATGGTAAATGCGCCATATGTGATGTTCAACTGAAGCCTCGTGGAAGAAGCCATGATGCTGCTGTTGTAGATCACAACCATGCTACTGGTGAAGTGCGCGGCATTCTATGTCGTGCGTGCAATCATGGTATTGGTAATCTGAAAGATGATCCCAAAGTTTTGAAGGCCGCTGCTGAATATCTCATCAGGAATGGAAACTATTCTCATATTAGAAAGGCTTTGAAATGAGCAACGCATTTAGTAAGGAAGAACGCGTAGCGTTTGAAAACCTGCTCGAAGGCTTCCAGGACGCTCTGGTTCTTTCGCGCAACGTGTCGGTCTACAACACCGACCAGACCATGATGGAACGCGCTCGTGACACCATTTGGCGTCCGATGCCGTACATTGCCCAGTCGATCTCGACCACTCCGGGCACTGCCATCCCGGCTTATCAGAACATGACGCAGCTGTCGGTCCCTGCGACCCTCGGTTACTCGCAGACTGTTCCTTGGACCATGACCACCCTTGAACTGCGTGACGCACTTCAGGAAGGTCGCCTTGGTGAATCGGCCAAGCAGAAGCTGGCTTCGGACATCAACGTGGCCATCATGAACACGGCTGCTGCTCAGGGTACGCTGGTGGTTCCGACCTCGGCATCGAACGGTTCGTATGATGACATCGCTCTGTGCGATAGCATCATGAACGAGCAGGGCGTGCCGAACTATGATCGCTTCCTCGGTCTTTCGAGCCGCGATTACAACGGTCTGGCTGGTAACATCGCTGGTGCAGCTGCTGCTGCGACCCGTTCGTTTGGTGGCGACAAGTCTAACCGTGCGTTCGAGCGTAGCTACGTTGGTCCGGTGGCTGGTTTTGAAACCTACAAGTTCGACTATGCCAACCGCATCACGGCCTCGGTTGCTGCCGGTATCACCATCGACACGACTGACGCTAACATTGTTGAGTATGTCCCTGCGGCAACCTCGACCACGGTCGGCGGCCAGATCAACGTTGACAACCGTTACCAGCAGGTAACGCTGTCGAGCGTTGTTGGTGTGAACGTTGGTGATGCCCTCACCATCGACGGCATTGAAGCCGTGCATCACATCACCAAGGGCAGCACTGGCGAACCCAAGACCTTCCGCATCATCGCTCTCGTTGGCGGTGGCGGTAACGACGTTATTATCTCGCCGCCGATCATCTCGGCTTCGGGTGGTGCGCCTACCGATGCGGAACTGCAGTACCAGAACTGCGAACTGGTCTCGGCAAACGCTGCCGCTCCGGTCACCTTCCTGAACACCGCTGCTGCGAACATCAACGTGTTCTGGCAGAAGGATGCTCTGGAAATCCTGCCGGGTCGCTATGCAGTGCCGTCTGATGCCGGTGCCGCTATCATGCGCGCTTCGACCGATCAGGGCATCGAGCTTGTCATGCAGAAGTTCTATGACATCGACTCGATGACCATCAAGTATCGTCTCGATACGTTGTTCGGTGTGGTCAATAAGCAGCCGGAAATGTCCGGTATCCTGCTGTTCGGCCAGTAAGAACGGGGGGAGGGGAGGACTTCGGTTCTCCCCTTTACCGCTTAGGAGTAAGTGATGGCGAAGAAACCAACCAAAGCCGCTGCCAAGATCGCCAAGGTGATGGGTGAGTATAAGGCTGGCAAGCTGCACGCAGGCATGAACCCCAAGGGACCTAAGAAGGCTCCTATGGCTAAGTCTCGCAAGCAGGCCATCGCCATTGCTCTCAGCGAGGCTGGTGTGGCCCGCAAAGGAAAGAAGAAGTGATGCACTTCCCTGCACCCCTTTATCGCACGCCTGGACCTTACCGGAAGGGCAAGGGCCTCAAGACCTACCGCGTTGTTGGAGCCAAGGATCAGGCGCAGTATGACGCGCTAATCGCCAAGGGCTGGTTCCCGTCCTACGAGGAAGCAGTGGCTGGCAAGCGCGCTGATGAAATCATCGAGGCCGCTGAGGCTTTTGATGATGAACTTGATAATGTTTCTGGGGCGACCCGCGAGGAACTTGAGCAGAAGGCCGAGGAACTCGGAGTCAGCTTCAATAAGCGCACCAGCAATAAGAAGCTGGCCGAGCGCATCGCCGCTGCCTTGGAGGACTGATCATGGGATACACCAAGCGCCAGTTTGTGACCGGAGCCTTTGAGGAAATCGGGCTTGCGGATTACGTGTTCGACCTCACGCCTGAACAGCTTGAGAGCGCGCTGCGCCGCTTGGATGCCATGATGATGGAGTGGAACGCCAAAGGCATCCGCCTTGGTTATGCCGCCGTCAGCAGCCCGCAGGATAGCGACCTGGACACCGAGACCAACGTGCCGGATAGCGGCTGGGAAGCGGTGATCACCAACCTCGCTGTCCGCATTGCGCCGGGATACGGCAAGACCGTCTCGCCTGATACCAAGATGGTTGCCAAGGATGCGCTTAACACGCTTCTGCAGCGCGCCACATTCCCGCTTGAGCAGCAACTTCCCGGCACCATGCCTAGCGGCGCTGGTAACAAACCTTGGTGGTATGATAACCCGTTCCTCGAACGGCCTGTCGATCCTGTGAACGCTGGACCTGACGGTCCTCTGGAATGGAGTTAATCAATGCCGACTATCAACCAGCTTCCGCTGATCACGCAGCTTTCGGGCGGTGACAATATCGTTCTCTGGGTTCCCAATCAGGGTGACAGCCGCCGCGCCTCTGTAACCACGTTCATCAGCTACATTGAAGGCAACTTCAACAATGTGGTTGCCAACACAGTCAGGACGCAGACCACGACCTTCAGCCAGCTTCCTAATGCTGTTGGCAATGCCGGTGCGCGTGCGTTCATCTCTGACTGCACTGTCAATACTTTTGGCGCTGTCGCTGCCGGTGGCGGTATTAATCAGGTTCCGGTTTACAGCAACGGCACGAATTGGCTGGTTGGCTAATGGCTAAGGATTCGCGCCTCGCTCGCGCTGGCGTGACCGGCTATAACAAGCCAAAGCGAACGCCAGGGCATCCGAAGAAGTCACATATCGTTGTCGCTAAAGAAGGCGATAAGGTAAAGACGATCCGCTTTGGTGAGCAGGGTGCAAAGACCGCTGGAAGACCTAAAGCCGGTGAATCTGAGGCAATGAAAAAGAAGCGCGCATCCTTTAAGGCTAGGCACGCAAAAAACATTGCTAAGGGTAAGATGAGCGCAGCGTTTTGGGCTGACGCCGTTAAGTGGTAAGATAGGCTAAAGGAGTTTTTGAGATGGCCAACATTGAACCTTTTGATCCCGCGTATGGCCGAGGCTTTACGGTTGCCCCAGGGGCTGCTTCTGCATCGTCCACGATCCCGGTTGGCACTATGTCTCTGTGTCTGACTAGCCGTAACTCTGTTGAATGCTATGTTCGCATTGGTTCTGGCTCTGTGACTGCAACGACTTCTGACTATCTGGTTCCACCTAATGGTCAGGTTACGATTGCCAAGTTCCGTGACCATGATACGATTGCTTATATCGCGCCTGCTGGTGGCGGATCTCTGCATATCATTCCGGGTGAGGGCTTTTAATGGCATTTTTGCTTACGCGCCTTCGCACCCGCCTGCGTTTCTTTAACGTAGATGGCGGTCCTGTTCCCGGCGCGCTGCTTCAGGAAGATGGAGACTTTCTCCTGCTTGAAGATGGTGGCTACATCCTTCTGTAACGGATAAATCATGGTTCAGATCCCGATCCTAAACGGCATCTATACAGACAATGGGCCGGACTTTCGCACGTCCTACCCTGTCAACATGGTGCCTGTCCCTAAAGGAAATGGGATCAGCGAAGGCTTTCTGCGTCCTGCTGATGGCATTGTTGGCAATGGAACTGGACCCGGCACTGATCGTGGAGGCATCAACTGGAACGGTCTCTGCTACCGCGTGATGGGGTCAAAGCTGGTCACTGTTGCCGGAAATGGCGCTGTAACTGTGCTGGGCGATGTGGGCAATGACGGCAAGCTGGTCTCGATGGACTACAGCTTCGACCTGCTGGCGATCGCGTCCAATGGCAATCTGTTCTACTGGAATCCGGCCACATCAACCCTGACGCAGAACACCGACCCTGATCTTGGTGTTGTCCTCGATGTGGTGTGGGTGGACGGCTACTTCATGACCACAGACGGCGAGTTCCTTGTCGTCACTGAACTCACCAACCCGCTGGCGGTTAATCCGCTCAAGTATGGCTCGTCCGAGATTGATCCCGACCCAGTGGTTGGCTTGGTCAAGCTGCGCAATGAGATTTACGCGATCAACCGGAACACAATTGAAGTGTTCGACAATGTGGGCGGCGACCTGTTCCCGTTCCAGCGCATCGATGGTGCGCAGATCCAGAAGGGCGCGTTTGGCACGCAGAATGCTTGCGTCTTTGTTGAGACGGTGGCCTTCCTCGGCAGTGGCCGCAATGAAGCACCTGGCATCTACATGGGAGCCAATGCGACAGCGACCAAGATCAGCACGCAGGAGATCGATCAAATCCTGCTAGGCTATACTGAAGCGCAGCTGGCGCTGGTGAAGCTGGAAGCGCGCAACGATCGAGCGCACCAACATCTTTACGTTCACCTTCCTGATCGCACGCTGGTGTTTGACGCGTCGGCCACGCAGGAAATGAATCAGCCGGTGTGGTTTACGCTAACCAGCAGCGTCGTTGGATTCAGTCAGTATCGTGCGCGCAATCTGGTGTGGGCCTATGACAAGTGGCTCTGCGGCGATCCGGCCAGTAGCGCAGTCGGCTATTTCGACAACACCATCTCGACGCACTGGGGGCAGACCGTCCGCTGGGAGTTTGGCACCACCATCCTTTACAACGAGGGACGCGGTGCGATCCTGTCAGAACTGGAACTGGTCGGGCTGACTGGCCGGGTGGCGTTCGGCGCTGATCCCACCATCAACACCAGCTATTCGGTCGATGGTGAGACATGGAGCCAGCCGAAGTTCATCAAGGCAGGGATGCTAGGGCAGCGTCAGAAGCGCCTTGTCTGGTTCCAGCAGGGATGGATGCGGAACTGGCGTATCCAGCGATTCCAAGGCACCTCTGACGCGCATATCGCCTGCGCACGGCTAGAGGCACGCATTGAAGGGCTGGCATTCTAATGGCTGTTGCGCCCACATCTCGAAAGCTTGGCCTTACTCGCGACCAGCTGGCTGCGTTCCTTGGCGACCATGAGCAGATCAAGCAGTTCGAGAACCTGTTTAACATCGTGGACACCGAGGTTGCGCCGGACGCGGTAACGCAGGCCACAATCTTGGCTGGCAATGCCCAGTCATCTGCCAATGAGGCTTTAGCCTATATCGCAGGTATCATTTCTACCTTGGAGTTGCTGCAGCAAGCACCAAGTGGAGCATCGCAAGAGCAAATCGATAATCTTCAAGACCAGATTGCTGCGCTGCAACAAACGCCACCTCCGAAGGAGTTCCGCACGCCGCGCTACGGTTCGTTCTACGACACGACCGACCAGACCGCCGCGCTGGCCAATACGGCGTATGCGTTCACATATAACACAACCGATCTATCACAGGGCGTCTATATCGGTTCGCCGACGTCGCGGGTGTATGTCGACACAGCGAATATCTACAACATTCAGTTCTCTGCGGAATTTATCAATACGTCAGGCGGCACGTCTAACGCGTGGATTTGGCTGCGCAAAAACGGAACCGACGTGCCCAACAGTGCTTCTACCGTCCGCGTCCAAGGCAACAACACCGAACTTGTCGCGGCGTGGAACTTTCTGTTACAAATGAATGCGGGTGATTATTTTGAGTTGATGTGGGAAGTGTCGGGCGTTGCGTTGTCGCTCCACGCCGACCCGGCGACTGCAATTCACCCAGCTATCCCGTCCATCATTTTGACTGTGACGGATAACGTCAGCACTTTGGAGGTTTAATATGGCTGTTGTCACAAAAGTTCTGATTCCGGCCAAGACCGCCGAGAATGTTCAGACCTCGCAATACACGGCGACCAACGTCACGACGATCATCGATAAGTTCACGGCTACCAATTACAGCGCCAATGCTGCGACGATCAGCGTCAATCTGGTCGCATCCGGTGGAAGCGCAGGCAATGACAACCTGACTGTCAAGACCAAGACGCTCCAGCCAGCCGAAACCTACACTTTCCCTGAGTTGGTTGGCCAAGTCATCGCGGCTGGCGGTTTCATTTCAACGATTGCTGGGACTGCCTCAGCGATCAACATTCGCGCATCAGGCCGGGAGATCGCCTAATGGAAAAGCCGATGTTCATGATCGAGGGGTTTGGAGGTTTGCGTGAGAGCAAGCCATTTCTGACCGCTGCCGAGAATAAGAAGAACACCCAGATCGCTATCGACGATTGGATGCTTGGGCCGGAAAACCCCACCAACGAGCGTGGTGCCAATGCGCCTTATTGGCGTGCGTTGGGCCGTGCGATGCGTGTAGACGAGGCCGAGGCTCGTCGTCGTCGCTGCTCCAACTGCGAGTATTACGACAACTCCACGCTGACGCAGGCCAAGATGGACAAGATTCCTTGGAATGAATGGGACGTTGAGGCTGGCTTTCGTGGCTACTGCACCAAGCTGAACTTCATTTGTCATGATCTGCGGTCCTGCCAGGTGTGGGAAGAGCGCGAGTTTGAATCTGAGGATTGACTGTGATAGGGTAAAGTCACCGAGCGTCATTGAGCAGCCGGTGGCTCACTTGTTGGAGTGAAGCTGTGACTGCACTTTGCCAATCAAAAGACCTACAGACTGTCGGTGACAGCCTTGTTGCGCCTTTTGAAAAGGCATTCACGGAATCTGATGTTCAGAAGCTTGAAGCTGCTTTTCTTGATCTTCCGCAGGCTGATTGCCCGATCACACATCGCTTTGCGCCTGGTATTTATATCCGCGAAGTCACGATGCCGGCTGGTTCCTATGTTATTGGCCACCATCACAAAACCGATCACCTCAACATCATGCTCTCCGGTCGTCTGACTATTCTCAATGAGGATGGCACCAAGACAGAGCTATGCGCACCGCAGACCTTCATTGCGCCAGCTGGTCGCAAGATCGCTTATATCCATGAGGACGTGATCTGGCAGAACGTGTTCGCCACTGAAGAGCGCGATATTGATACGCTGGAAACCATGTACCTGGACAAAAGCGAGGCATGGCTGGAAGCGCAGAAGTTTAGCCAGATGCTGCTGAGTTTTGACCACTCCGAAGACGTGGCAGACTTCTATGCGGCGATTGAACTGTTCTGTTTCGATGAAGAAACCGTGCGCGCAATCTCCGAGGATGAAAGTGATCAGATTCCGTTTCCGCATGGAGAATACAAGGTTGCCGTTGGAGATAGCCAGATCGAAGGGCGTGGCTTATTTGCCACATGTCTAATTCCGCAGTTTGAGGTGATCGCCCCAGCGTTGCTTGGTGGAAAACGCACGCCTGCTGGCCGTTACACCAATCATGCGAAGAACCCGAATGCGATGATGTTCCGCATGGAGAATGGCGACATTTACCTTGTGGCGTTGCGTGATATTGCGGGATGCAAGGGCGGAAACCTCGGTGAAGAAATAACAGTTGATTATCGTCAGGCGCTGACCGTGACGATTGGAGGAAATTAATATGAGTGCGGTAGCAGCAGCAGTTGTGGGAAGCGCCGTCATTGGCGGTGTGGTCGCTTCCAGTTCAGCCAGTAAGGCTGCGAAGGCGCAGGTGCAGTCTGCAGAAGCTGCGGCGGCTGAACAGCGTGCGGCTCGTGAAGAGCTTCGCACTTTGCTTGCGCCATATACAGCTGCCGGCACTCCTGCTTTGCAGGCTCAGATGGCAGCACTTGGTCTTTCTGGTCCTGAGGCGCAGGCTCAATATGTTGCCGGTCAAGAGCAAAGCCCGATCTTCCAGGCTCTGGCTCGTCAGGGTGAAGAAGCTATTTTGCAGCGTGCATCTGCAACTGGTGGATTGCGCGGTGGCAACGTGCAGGGCGCATTGGCGCAGTTTCGTCCCGCACTGCTCAACCAGTTTCTTGAGCAGCAATATCAGCGCCTAGGTGGCATGACCACACTTGGTCAGCAATCTGCTGCTGGTGTTGGCGCTGCTGGCATGACAGCTGCAACTAACATTGGTCAGGCTCTTACGCAGGCTGGTCAAGCTCAGGCTGGTGGCGCGCTGGCGCAGGGCAATGCTTGGAATCAGGCGCTTGGCAGCATCGGTGGCTTTGCTGCTGCTGGTGGGTTTGGTGGATTTGGCGGCAACAATCTCAGCCGATTAGTTCCTGATGTTAATTCAACAATCGCAGCAAATCCGAGTATCTTCTAATGGCACAACCATTTGATTACACCATTGCATCACCAATGGATGCTTTCCAGAAGTCCTATGCTTTTGGAACCGCTCTTGCCGAACGTGAGGCTCAGGCTAATCGCGCCAAGCAGGTAAATGATGCTTTGGTTTCTATTGCTAATGATCGCTCACCTGAGAACCTTGCGCGCAATCTGCTGATGTTCCCGGAACTGAAGGAGCAGGTTGCAACCAGTGAATCTATTCTAGGCGAAGCAGAGCGCAGTTCGAATAATCAGTTCCGCGCTGAAGTGATTAGCTTGGCGAAAGCTGGAAACATTCCGGCTGCTAGGTCTAGGCTTGAAATGCAGGCTCAGGCTTATGCCAACACCCCTGGCAAAGAACGTGAGGCGCAAGCGGCTAAATCGCTATTGCAGGCATTTGATAAAGACCCTGATGCTGTATTGCTGCCGATGACTATTCAATTGGCGCAGAGCGACGAGAAGCTTTATGGTACGCTGTTTGGACAGGCTGAACTTACTTCATTTCAAAAAAACCTTATAGCTGCCGGAATTGATCCGAAAAGCGATCGAGGGCGGCAGCTTTCGGAGCAGTTTGCGGTTAATCAGGCTGATCCTCTGGTTGAGGTTGAAACGCCAAACAATGGAAAGTTTGTCGGACCTAGATCTGAATACTTCCGCCGCTATGGCGATGGTGCAGCTGCGCCGAAAGTTATTCCAGCTCCGAAAAGTAAGGCGGAGTTTGATGCACTTGCCCCAGGGGCTGAATATATTGCACCAGATGGTTCCACTCGACGCAAACCAATGAATGGAGGTCAGACGGCAAAACCGGATCACACCCTCGCGGCGATGCTTTGGATTTCATTCCACCCAAGGGAATGAGCATGGCTGAAGCAATCCAGACGGTGAAGAGGATGTATCCTGGCGCTAGGGTTGCTCCTAGTAACAAAGGCGCAATTCATGTAACCTTGCCTGGTTGGGGCAAGGCTCCCGATGTTAGCGGCTCTCGCCGTAGGTATGGTGAATAATATGGCTCAAGAATGGTGGAGTGATTCTGAAGTTGTTCTTCCTGCTCAGGAAGCGCGGCAAGGCGTGGTCATTCCTGAAAAGCCTAAAGAGCCAGAAAAGCCTGATTATCCCAGCGGTTACGAGCCAGATCCTATGAATCCTGGACGGCTGCGTGCTATTCCGGGCGGCCCTGCCGATAAGCCATCAAAAATGCTCCCAGAAGGTTCCGCGCAGAAGCTGATCGATGACGTTGATCAGGTCGATGCGCTTAGTCGTGCTCTCAATGGCTTTAATGATGATTATGCCGGAAGTATGTTCTCTTCGGCTGAAAGTTTGCTGCAAGGATGGAATTCCGAAATTGGAACTCCGGGGCAGCGCAACTGGTGGGCCGACTTTAGATCAAGCGATAACATCATTCGGAATAAATTGTTTGGTGCATCGCTAACGCCTGCCGAACAGGCTGCTTATGATAGAACAACAATTACGCCAAGCATGGACCCAAAGACGATTAGGGAAAATCTTCAGAAGCGTCTTGGTATCGTGCAGAAGGCAGCGCAGCGGCGTTATAATCGCTTAACGGCTGCTGGATACAATCCAGAAGAAATCAACGCCGTTGTTGGTGAAGTTCCAATTTTTGGAGAACCTGCAGCGCCTCCAGCAGGTGAGGAAGCACAAGCTGGGCCTAAAATCACTGTAACTCCAGAAGAATCAATCGCTGAGTTTGGTGAACTAGCATACGATAAGAACGGCAATCTTGTTGGCCGCGCTTATTCGCAGTCTGGTGAAGGTGTCTATTACAACTCCAAGGGAGAAGAAGTAGGCATAATTCGCGGAGTGGCTGAAGAGAAACTGCAGGAAGCTGCTCCATCATTCTTTGGTGGAATTGCTCGTGATATTAGCGAGGCAGTAACTGGATCTGAGCGCGCCACTGCTACGACTGAAAGTCTACCTGACTGGGTTGAAATGCCAGAGATGCAGCAGCTTTTTAGCATTCCTGCATTCAAGGCTGCTCTTGGTACTGCATTAGGCGGTGGTCCACAGGAAATTGCACAGATCGTACAGTCTAATTTCCCTGGAACTGAAGTGTTTCAGGATGAGAAAGGCAATTACATCCTGCGCTCTCCGTCCACTGGGCAACGTTATGCGATTAAACCTGGATTCCAGTTGAGCGATGTTCCTCGCGCCCTTAGCATTCTTCTTACTGGTGCTGGTGGACGCGGTGCTAGTGTTGCTCAGACTGCTCTGCGTGAAGGCGCTTTGCAGACTGGTATTGAAACCACTCAGGCTGCAACTGGCGGCACATTTAATCCTGAAGATATTGCCACTGCCTCCGTGATTGGTGGCGGAGGCCAAAAGCTTGCAGAAGTTCTTCCAGGTGTCGTTCAGGGTGTTAGGAATGTTCAGGCTGGCCGTGCTGCTCCAGAAATGGCTACTCAAGGCGCTGTAGAACTTCCTGGTGGTCTTTCTCGCCCTAGTGGTGCTGTAGCTCCTCCCTCTACTCCAACTGCACCTATTGCTGAAGTAGGCGCCCCTATTCCGGTAAGTGAAGCTAGAATCTTTGAAGCTGGTGAAACTTTTGGAGGCCGAGGCACTGCTGGTGCTATGTCTGCCTCTGAAGAAACCATTCGCGCCCAACGTGCGGCAGAGCTTCCAGTCCCAATTGAACTAGCTCGCTTCCAGCGCACTCGCAACTTTGATGAACAGCAGCGTGCGCGTGAATTGGCAAAGAACAATGAAGTCGGTGGTCCTATTCGGGATCGTATGTCTCAGCAGCAGGAAGCCCTGCGCCAGAACTTTGAGCGGTTTATTGAGGGAACTGGATCTCAGGTTTGGGAAAATCCGTATGAGCAGGGCGGTGTAATTGCTGATGCTCTGTCTACTTTGGCAAAGCGTGAACGCACCAAGATCAATGCGCTCTATAAGCGCGCTGAGCAAGCTGGTGAAATGCGTGAGCCTGTTTCCTATAGGTCGCTGTCTGATTTTATTGCTGGTCAGACTCCAACCACTCGTGAAAAGCTTGCTCCGGTTCTGCGTACTGTTCAGGAGCAACTTGATGCAGCAGATCCTAACAAGACCGGAATGATCACTCTCAATCAGATGGAGGATATTCGGAAGCTCATCAATAAGGTTTCAAGCCCAGGAACTCCCGATGCCAGCTTTGGCCGCGATATGCGTGGTATCATTGATGATGCCACTAAGGATGCTGGTGGAGACGTATACCGTCAGGCTCGCGCCGCCCGCGCTAAGTACGCACGCGATTTTGATGATATTGATCTTGTCCAGAAGATCTATTCAACTAAGCCTGGTTCAACTGAGAGATACGTTGCCCTCGAAAAAGTGGTAGATCGAATTACTGGAACCAGCGCACCGCTTGATAGCGTTAATGGCCTTTTGGGCCTTCTTGATCGTGCTGGCCCACGTGGCGCTCGTGCTAAGAAGGAGTTACAAGGCGCAGTTATGGAAAAAATCCGTGATCAGGCATATCGTGGCATTACCCGCGATGAGTCTGGTGGTGTGGTTATTCAGCCTTCTGCGCTGAATGCGATCATTGTTCAGTTGGATAAAAGTGGAAAGCTTGATGCTATCTTTGACAAAAAGACTGCTGAGCTGCTTCGCACTGTCAATGACGTTACCAAAGATATTGTCACTGCCCCCCCAGGAAGCGTCAATGCCTCTGGAACTTCTAGCGCCATCATGAATGCAATCGACACTGTTGCTACATTCGGAACTACTGGGATTCCTGTTCCGGCGGCAAAAATCTTAAATGAATTTCGTAAATCTCTCGCGAATCGATCGATGCGGAAAGAAGTTAAAAGGCTCTTAGACTGATGACCTTTCCAAGCACCGCAATTTCTGGCATAACGCCATCCAAGGAGTTTGATTGATGGCCGCGCTTTCTGTTCAGGTTCCATATCCTGTTTTCTATGATCGTGACGGCGATCCATTGGATAATGGCAACATCTATATTGGTGTTGCTAATCTTGATCCTGTAGCTAATCCAATTCAGGTCTATTTTGATGAAGCTTTGACTATTCCAGTTAGTCAGCCGATCAAGACTAGTAACGGTTATATATACCGTAATGGTACACCTGCACAACTGTATGTTGATGCTATTAATTTTTCCATTAAGGTAAATGATTCTAAAAATACATTAGTATTTAGCTTTCCTGATGGGACTGGAATTAGCCCTAATGCCTCTGGTATTTCTTTTACTGGATTTAAGGGGCAAATAGGAAGTGTCGCAGATCTTGCTGATGCAGACGGTTCTGATTGGATTGGGTTTACGCCGTCTGGCACGAGCGCCGCACCGCGATCAGCACAAGACAAAGCGCGTGATTTCGTCTCTGTACGCGACTTTGGCGCTGTTGGCGACGGAACAACCGATGACAGCGCCGCATTTACTGCTGCGCTTGCGGCTTCTGACTGCATCACTGGCGTGCCTGGCGATACGTATTTTATCGACAGCACAGTCACTGTTGTATCCGACAAGCAGATTATAGGTAACGGTTCAGCGATTAAAGGCGCATCAGGCGAAACCGCATTTCTAGTGACCGGCGACAATGTGCTTGTCGATGGCTGGTTTGTTGATGCTAATAACGGCCTGTACACTTTTCGCAATGACGGCGACCGGAATACGTTCTCAAATAACGTGTTCACCGGGAATGTCGGCCATTACATTTTCAACAATGGCGCGTTCTACGCCAAGGTCTTGGGCAACCGCTTTGAATGCGAGAGCGCCGATACTGAAGTAACGACCGCCGTTGTGTTTGAGGGGTGCCAGCATTTCCTCTATGAAGGTAATTCCACCAACGGCGTGCCGGTGGGCTGGGGTGTTCAGGTGCGCTCCAGTTCGCAAAGCGGCGCAATTGTCGGTAACACGTTCCGGCAGTTCATTTGGCAGCAGTCCATTACCGCCACTGGTGGGCAGACCGTTTTTAATTTTACCCTCGGTTCAAAGGTAAACTTCAAGGGTGTCCAAGTTGACGGCACTCCAGTTACGGCTGGCGTGACGATCACTGGTACTGGCCCCAACTACACCGCAACTTTCGCCGTAGGGCGTTCTGCTGGTGAAGTGGTCAGGCTTATTGGCTACCGAGGTGCCGAAAATATTCAGATTAATACGTCATCCTTTGACATTACGGTTGCGAACAACGTCATTAACGGAACAGGCGACAGCGGCATTGTCTGCCTTGCAGACCGTGTGACGATCAGCGGAAACATTATTAAGAACGCAGCCTATGCCGGTGTTGCGCTGTATGGTGGCCAGAACAATATCACTGTAGCTAACAACGTGATTAGCGATTGTTCGTTGCTGGATGATGGCCAGAGCAGCCCTGAAAATCCACTAGTTGCGTCCACCTTTAACGGCGGCATCATGGTCAGCGGTTCGCAGATCACCGTTACCGGGAACGTATTGGTCAACGACAGCGGAACCATGATGTATGGTGTGCGGGTCAATACTGTTGACAACACCACAACTGGCGAAGCTGACGCGGCCATTCGGATTGGCAATAACGCTTTCCGTGGAACTTATTCGCTGGGCAAAATTTATATGCCCAATGATACAACCGGAAAGCGTGTGCAGTCCGTTATCATTACGGATGGGTTCATCACGCCTTATCCATTGCAGATTGATCTTGACCAAGCGTGGACAAACAATCCGCCATCCAACGACTATTGGACTAATTTCGGGTTTGGCGGAACTTTTGCTATCCGAGACACTGCGGTTAAGCTGGGCGGGACAGCTTCTCTCAAAACGGTTGCTGGCGAATACGTAGATTTTCAGCCCACCGCATTTGGCGCGATGAAAAACACTATCATGAAGGTGAGTTTCTGGGCTAAAAATGATAGTGGTTCGTCCTATTGTTCAGTGCTTTCGACGCTGGCTGGGCTTGACCAAGCGGTGACAGTCAACATTACGGACACTTCATGGAAGCAATACGAACTTCTGGTTCCGTACACCGATAATTTGACCGCCTTTGGGCTTATCCGATTTGGGGCGAACTTGGGTTTTGCCAACATTCAACACATCAATGTATCAATGATCCAGATTTAAGGAGTTGTCATGGCTGACAAGAAAATATCGGCGCTGACTGCAGCTACCACCCCCTTAGCTGGGTCTGAAGTTCTCCCGATTGTTCAGGGCGGCGCAACCGTAAAAGCATCGGTGGATAACGTACTTGGTCCGCTTCAAAGCGTTAAAGGGTTGACCGCGGGGTACGTTCTTAAAGGCAATAACACCAGCAATGTCAGCGCATCTATTGTTTACGACAACGGCAGCGCGGCGGCTATAGGAACCACTACTCCGCAAGGCGTTTTTTCAATTGGCTCGCTTCAAAGCGGACAAATTGGGTACACGCTTGATTGGACCGGAGCAGGCGGCCCTTATGCCGTAGCTTCATTTACGGCGGACCGCGGAACCGGCGAAATTAGACATTTCGCGTATTCAAACTACTACCATG